CGAAGATAGTGGAAAAAATTTACCAATTGAAGAAGAAACCCCGGTTATAGTGGAAAATATTTCCGAAAGTGATAACGAATCTTTAAACTTAAAGTGGGAAGAGTTTATGCATCCCGAATTTCCGTGGAATAATACAAAGTTGTGGATAAATAATCCAAAAGCAGTCCAATACTGGATAAATAACAAAAATGGTTCTGTCAGAGAACTTAATAGAATCAAATCCCAAGAAGAAAATATCAAAATTTATTAAAATTTGGTGTTTTAAATTATTTTTACTATATTAGTACCTATGAATATAGGATATGCATGTATTAATATGACAATGGGTAAGCACGTAAGTACAAATCGTGCTATGGTTAAGAAAACCTTCAACACCAAAGGTTTAGATTACGTTTCCGAACTTGCACTTAAGAATTCTTCGGATATTATTAGAATTTTAGAGTGGAACAGAATGAATAGAATTAAATTCTTCCGTTTATCATCGGCGGTAATTCCTTGGGGTGACCACATCGACCTAACCCAACTTAAAGATTACAAAGAAATTAAAAGAGAATTGAAAAAAGCAGGTGATTTTGCTAAATTTCACAATATGCGTATAAATTCTCACCCTGGTCCATTTTGTGTACTAACATCACCAAAAGAATCGGTAGTTGAAAACGCTATTGCGGATTTGGAACTACATGGTAAGATATTTGATATGATGGGATTAGATAAATCACCTTACAATAACATTAATATTCATTGTAATGGGGTTTACGGAGATAAAAAGAGTGCAATGGATAGATTTATCACAAATTTCAAAAGGTGTTCTAAATCGGTTCAAAAGCGGCTTACATTAGAAAATGATGATAAGAATAGCATGTATTCCGTAAGAGATTTGATGTACATTCACGAAAGAACCGGCATTCCTATTGTATTTGATTACCACCATCATCAATTTTGTACAGGAGATTTATCCGAAGAGGATGCACTTAAATTGGCAGCAACAACTTGGCCAATGGGTATCACACAGGAAGTACATTATTCCGAATCAAAGGCATTACACGAAAATAACATCAAACTTAAACCACAGGCACATTCCGATTACATTAATTCTCTTCCAAATACTTACGGATTGGATGTAGATATTATGGTTGAAGCAAAAGCAAAAGAATTGGCAATACTACCATTTATTACTACTAAAAATATTTGTGAATATAGTGGGTTAAGTTCGGTTGAATCATATACATTGTAAATTTATAAATGAAAAAGTTAATATTTGATAATTCAACATATATTTGGAAAACAAAGTTAAATCTTTGTGATAAAAAAAATGATTTAATTAATTTAGTCAATAATATAATAAATTCATCAAAAAATATTAATAACGATGCATATGGTCTTATTATATCAACTAATAATGAATTCGATGGAACTATTGATATTAAAAATGAAATAGATTTAGTCACACAGTATTCAATTGATAATTGTAAAGAATTATATACAAATGAAACAAAATCATTATTTAATAAAATAAACATAGAAACTTGGATAAATGTGGTTAAATCCGTAAACCCAACACAAAGATATCGGTATGGTAATAAAAAAATGTATCACACACATTCTGAAATTAATAAGCAAAAAGAAATGTTTATACCAACATATACATTTGTTTATTATTTACAGATGCCAAATATTATGAATGATGAGGATGGTGTTTTATATTTTATCGGTGAAAATCAAAAAGAATATTGGTATAGACCATGTGAGGATGATTTAATTGTAATGAATGCAGATATTCCACATGCTCCAAATGATGCACCAAATTCTACAACGGATAGGGTAGTAATAGCAGGAAACATTGGATTTGAATATTTAAAAAAACAAAAAACTATATTATAAAATGAGAAACTACTTTGATTATTGGTATAAAAGAACGCTTAAAGATGGATTTAAATCGATTAAAACGGTAATAGGATTGGGATTGGCAGTTAGTTTGGGATATTCGGTTAACTTGCCAATTGGTATCTTATTCTTTGGTTGGGTATTAATAGAATCACTAATAGAAAAAAATTAATTATGAAAAAATACGCATTGTATATTGGAAGATGGCAGAACTGGCACAAAGGACACGAATGGTTAATCCGTCAACAAATGGATAAAGGAAAAAATGTTTGGGTAGCAATTAGAGATGTTCCAAAAGATGAGAACAACCCCAAATCAGCAAATGAAGTGTTAGTAATGTTACAAAATGAACCATTCTTCCAACAAAATTGGGATAAATTATTTATATCAATTATTCCAGATATTGAAAGTGTAAATTATGGTAGAGGTGTTGGTTATGAAGTAATATATCACGAACCGCCAGCTGATATAGAATCAATTAGTGGTACAAAAATTAGACAGGGTTATATGGATTCTAATGGGGATGTAATATTGTATTCGGTAGATAAATAAAGTGGATTATGATTATAATAGAAAATAATTTTGATTTATTAGATATAGATGATAACAAAAAATTACAAGAACTATGCGATGGGTTTGTAATATCAGAAACACCAAAAGAAGGGCCTGATGGTGGTAAAAACTATTATAATAGGTTTTTTATAAGTAAAAATGCTCCAAATTTAAAAGATATTTTTGCTAAAATAGTATTAAGGACAAAAAGTTCTGTTAAAAAAACCGGTACAATACCATGCGATATTTTATTACAAAATACAATTTGGTTAAATAAAGTGGATTTTGATTCCAATAAAAATGATAATTTTCACTATGATATGTGTGATATTACTACAATTTTATATTTGAACGATGATTTTGAAGGTGGTGAATTTGAATATATTGATGAAAATAATAAAAAAATAAAAATAAATCCCAAAAAAAATATGATGATAATTTCCAGTAATAAGTTATCACATAGAGTATTACCCGTCACAAGTGGTATACGATATAGTTTAATATGCCCGTTTGATTTTGTTATAAAAGATAAAAAAACATTATTATAATGCCTTTAGTTAAAAGACATATAGCAAAAAGCATAAGTTATAGAATTATTGGAACTGTAACAACAATACTCCTTACACTTGCAGCAGGATTACCTATTAAATGGGCAGGAATGGTTGGTGTAGCAGAACTATTATTTAAACCCTTAATATATTTTATTCACGAAAGATTATGGTATCAATACATACCATATGGATTAAAAAACAAAAAAAATGAAATTAGTAATTGACAAAGACAAAAATGGTTTTGAAACTAAAGAATTTAGAGAATATCTAAAAACACCATGTCCTAAAACGGAAATGACCCAAGAAGAAGCTGATATGTTAAGAGATACTTTATCAATGGGTATGGCAACTTATCCTGGTTTGGGTATTTCTGCAACTCAATTGGGAATTAAAAAAAGAGCATGTTTAATTAGATTTGGAGATGAAGAATTATTTCTTTTAAACCCCATTGTTAAAGAAAAGTCAAAAGAAGGATTTTTATTCTATGAAGGGTGTCTTTCTATTCCAAGAACAATTGAAAGACCAATCAGAACTATTAGAGCATGTAAAGTTGTAATAGATACGGATAATTTGGGTGAATTAACTTTTGAAATTAATCCGGATGGTGATAAAGCAGGTGAACAAATTTCCAAAGAAACGATGATGACCGTCATTGTTCAACATGAGATTGACCATTTGGATGGATTTACAATTAAAGATAGAGTTTACACTACTACGGTTGTTAAAAATCAAACTTATGGTAGAAATGATAAAGTTGTAATGAAATCACCTGACGGGGAAATGGTAGAAGTAAAATATAAAAAAGCAAACGGTTATTTTTTAAAAGGGTATGAAATAGTTTAATATGGAAACATCATTATTTATAATATCAATATTATTTGGATTATCTATTTATATAATTTTTAATTTATTTAAAAAATTAGAAAAATACGAAGATATAATTGAAGAAAATCAAAACTTCATTCAGTCGGAAATAAAAAGAAACGAAGCATTACTGGAAGCATTAAGACAAATTGATGAACGTCAAATGTTTGAGAAGGATGATGATGTAGGTTCTATATTTTATCAAATAAAAGAAACTATTGAACGATTCAAAAAACAATAAAAATGCCAAGAAAGAAAAATCAAAAACAATATTTTACAAAAGATACGGAAGATGCTATCATAGAATATAATTCTACGGAAGACCAGTTATTAAAAGATAAAATTTATAGAGAACGTATAAAATCCGCTTTTGATAAACTGGCGGAAATAGTATATAACAAATGGAAGTTTACATATTTTGATGATGACCCACAAGATGTTATGTCAGAAGTGGTGACCTTTATGATTGAAAAGATACATATGTATAGAGCAGGTAAAGGTAAGGCGTTTTCCTATTTTACTATTGTTGCAAGGAACTATCTTATTTTAAATAATAATGCAAATTACAAACGATATAAAGATACAGATGTTATTTCAAATATGCCAGAAAGTTGGGATAAAGAAAATAATTTTAGAGAAGAAGTTAGAAATGATGAATATAGAGTTTTTAACAATTTAATGTTGGAGTATTGGGATAGGCATTTAGAAAATTACTTTCCAAAAAAGAGAGATATGCAAATCGCAGATGCTGTGTTGGAACTATTTAGAAGAGCAGAGTATATAGAAAACTTTAACAAAAAATCTTTGTATCTTTTAATAAGAGAAATGACAGGACACCCCACTCACTATATAACAAAAGTTGTAAATAAAATGAAAGAAAAACAATTGGAGTTATATAATGAATTTGATAAAAACGGAGATATTAAAATTTAATTATGATTCAACTAGGATTATCAGGATTCTACCACGATTCCGCAGCAGCATTGGTTATTGATGGAAAAGTAATAGCAGCAATCGAAGAAGAGAAACTATCGGGTATAAAGCACGATAGTTCTTTTCCGTTTAAGGCAATCCAATGGGTATTAGATTACGCACAAATTACAATTGATGAGGTTGATATGGTGTGCTGGTATGAAGAACCTAATTTAAAATTTAAAAGAGTTAAAAAATCCATTACAGGAAATTGGAAAGATTTTTTAATAAACTCTGCAAATGGTAAATGGAAAGGATTTCTTAAAAGATGGTCACAGGGTGAAGGTAATATAAGTGGAATATTAGAATCCATCGGATACGATGGTGTAGTAGTTTACACAAAGCATCATCTTTCACATTTAGCATTTTCTTATTACACATCACCATTTGATTCTGCGATTGGTGTTTCCGTTGATGGGGTTGGTGAAGAAGAAACCATATTAGCAACACTTTGTAGAGATGGTAAATTTCAAGAACTTACAAGAGTAACATTTCCAAATTCATTGGGATTAGTTTATTCCGCATTTACTGCTTATTTGGGATTCAAACCAAATGAAGGTGAGTATAAAGTTATGGGATTGGCACCATATGGTGATGCATCAAAATATGAACATATTTTCGAAAAAATAGAAAAGTATGATAGATTGGGAGAATTATTACAAATAAATCAAAAATACTTTACATACGAAAAATCCGAAAACGATATGTTCAATCAAAACTTAATAAAGTTGATTGGATTTTTACCTCGTTTTAAAGATGAACCAATTGAGCAACATCATAAAGATTTGGCCGCAGCGTTACAAAGATGGTATGAAAAGATATTTTATTTTATATTGAATAGAGTTAATAGTAATTGGAGTAGTCCTAATTTGGTATTGGGTGGTGGATGTGCGTATAACGGAACTGCCAATGGTAAAATAAAACACCATACTAATTTTAAAAATGTTTGGATTCCATTTGCAATTTGCACCATCAGATGCAGGCTCTGCAATTGGTGCATGTTTATGGCATTGGCATATCACATTGGGAAACCCTAAAGTAAAAGGTGGTGATAATCAATCACCATATTTGGGGCCGGAGTGGAGTGATGATGAATTATTTGATATTATTACTAAAACTAACAATGAAGTACGAATTCAGTTTATAGGTGATGATGATGAGTTGTGTAAAGTGGTAGCAAATCTAATAAAAGGTGGTAGTATTGTTGGGTGGTTTCAAAGTAGAACGGAATTTGGTGCAAGAGCATTGGGTAATCGTTCTATATTGGGTAATCCACATCTTCCAGATATTAGAGATAGAATTAATAAGGTTGTCAAAAAGAGAGAAATGTTTAGACCCTTTGCTCCATCGGTAACACATGAGGATTATCAAAAATACTTTAAATCGGAAGAGGATGTACCATATATGAATCAAGTCGTTCAAGTTATTTCCGAAATACGGATTCCATCCGTAACTCATGTTGATAATTCAGCAAGAATACAGACGGTAAAAAGAGAACAAAACCCACTCTATTATAATTTATTAAAGGAATTTGAAAAGATAACAGGAACACCTATTTTATTAAATACATCGTTTAATTTAAAAGACCACACAATGACCAACGATCCAGAAAAAGCAATTTGGACATTTTTAAATTGTGATATGGATTATTTGGTATTGGGTAATTATTTGATAAGTAAATAATTATTAGTATATAAAAACTAATTATGGCAGCAGAGTTTCAATTATTTGATGGTAAGAATCTATCATCATTATTTAAAGATATATACGAAAACCAATTAAACAAAAAGAAAAATATTTCTGATTTGATTGAATCATTAAGGAAATTAATTAAAAATGTTGGTGAGGCAACTGTTATTGCTCCAATCATAAAAGACTTAATAGAAGTATCGGTTAAAAACGATGATCATCTAATTAAACTTGCAACTATTGCACAAAGACTTGCAGCTGCAGAAGCGAAGGGAATTGGTGAAGATGGTTGGTTAAGTGAAAATGAAAAGGCACAATTACTTCAAGATATGGAAGATACCATTAATGCCGTTGAAGAAAAAACAAAAGAAAAAATGGTTGATTTGGAAATAGAAATTGAAGAAATAAAAACGAAAGTACAATAATGGAAGCATTTTTAGCAACTGTTAAAAAGGTATATCTATCGGAAGATGATTTCAAAGAATTAGATACTCAAAATGATTTTGTTAAATATTATAACAATAATAAAAACTTTTTGGGCAAAGATAGCCGCTTTTTGGGTGCAATCGAATTTGCAAGAGATAATTCGTATAAATTAGAAAATTACGCATTTCCGTTTGATAAAAATAATATGACGTTTCCAATAGTTGGTGAAACCGTTTTTATTATAATAAACAATAGAGAATATTTTTGGATGCCATTTTCTAATAATCAATATCCAAATTATAGAGAAGATTATAAAATATCCGAAGCTTCAAAAGATAAAGAATTAGAAAATTTGGATAATACTTCCAAAAACCAACAATATAAAGAAAATAAATCAACCGGCACACCAAATACTAAACCAAACTTAACAGAATCAAAAAAGAAAAGTTATGAGGTAAAGGAAAAGGTAAAATATTTAAAACCAAAAGAAGGTGATACAATTATAAGTGGTAGAGTTGGTAATACTATTAGATTTTCCGAATTCTTTTTGTCAGCAGATAACAAAACATCATCTCCATCTATATTCATCCGCAATAAACAAAATCCAGAATTTGACAATAAAAAAATTGGAGAATTAGTAGAAGAGGATATAAATAAAGATGGTACATCGGTATACATAACATCTGGTAAGGTAAAAATACCTTTCAAAGAAACTATAAAAAAACAAAAAGTAGGATTTAAAAATTATCCTAATTCAAAAGATTTAGATGGAGATCAGTTATTTATTAATTCTGAATTCCGAAAACGGTAAAGTATATTTAGGAAAAAATAAAGGTGAAGGAAACGACGGTGCAGATGTACAAAAGATGGTATTGGGTGGTGAATTGGTAGCAATTATGAAAGAGTTAATCGATGCTATAAACCAACAACAATATCTGACACCATCTGGACCATCTGCAACAGGACCTGTAAATAGAGCAACCTTTACATCGATTAAAAATAAGTTAAACAAACTCTTATCGAGTACAAACTTTTTATCAAAGTAATGTCATGGACAACATTTAAATCGACTTTACTACCCGCCATGCAATCAAATTTGTTTGGGAATAATATAAATGGATTTGCAAAAGCATTTACAACCGCATATGATATTGCAATAAAATCTGGAAAGGAAACAATAAATCCAATTCCTCTATTAAAAGGTAACCCGGCTGCGATGGAAGCTCAATTAATATCTTTTTTAACGCAAACACAAATGTCTAAATCACTTACACTATTGGATGTTATAGGACCTGCGATAATATCATATTGGGCAGGTGGAACTATGGCACCAATACCACCATTGATTCCGGCACCCGGAGCAATAGCAAATATTGTATTAACACAGGGTACGGTATTGAATCCGGGAACTTGGAGTCCAATACCTGTTCCCCCAAATAATGATTCATCTGTTTTTTTGAATGCGTTCATTACGGCTGCAAAAATTCATTTATCAACGGTTAGTGGATTGTACGTTGTATTAGCACAGTATCCACCACCAGCACCACCTGCACCAGGAGTTTTACCATGGTCTGGGTATGTTGTACCTGATTAAATTTTATCTTTTTATATTTATTAAAAACAATTATTATGGATTCGAAATTATTGGTCGGATTAATCAAAGAAGTTGTCAAAAACGAAGTTAAACAACAAGTCAAAGAAGAATTGGCAAAATTGATTAAATCCGGTGCGGTTACATTAAACAAAGAAAGAAAGCAACCATCATTAATGGAAATGACGGAAGTAAACAGTACTGCTCCCGTAAGAAAGCAAACGGTAACACCAACACAAAACAGACCAGCAAAGGAGTATACAAAAAATCCAATGTTGAATGAGGTATTGAATATGACTCAACCATTTTCCGCTGCAGAACGTGTGGAAGGTGGACAGTCAGGAGGAAGTGTATTGGATATGTTACAACCACAAAAAAGTATGGAAGAAGATTGGGAAACAATGGATTACAGAAACGTACAAAGTGTTCAATCAACAGGAGATGATTTGCAAGATGCTACTATAAAAGCATTGACGAGAGATTATTCTGAATTAGTAAAGAGATTTAAATAATGGCAATAGAGTTAGGTAAAGTAAATGTAAATGATTTAACTGAAAATAGTTATAAAAAAATTGGTATCGGTATTAATATTAATCCCGAAACTGATGGTATATTTGCTACTAACTATACTACATTATCTCAAGCAAAAAATAATATTAAAAATTTATTATTAACACAAAAAGGTGAAAGGTTAATGCAACCTGATTTTGGATGTGATATTTGGAAGGTTATATTCGAACAATCGGTTGATGGAGATATAGATTTTTTAATAGAAAATTCAATAGTAGAGGCCGTTAATATTTGGTTACCATATTTGAGCATAAATCAAATCATCATAGATAGTGATGATGAACAAAAGGATAATAATAGGATAGGTTTAGAAATTAATTTTTCTTTAACATCTAATCCAAATTTAAGAGACTCTGTAAAAATTGTATTAAATAACTAATAATGGCTATAAAAAGTGTAAAAAAATCTTGGGGTACAAATAAAGACATAAACTATGTCGGTAAGGATTTTGAATCATTAAAACAAAATTTAATAGATTACACAAAAACTTACTTCCCAAATACCTACTCCGATTTTAATGAGGCGTCGCCTGGTATGGTCTTTATAGAGCAGGCTGCGGCAATTGGTGATGTTTTATCTTTTTATCAAGATACTCAATTAAAAGAATCAATGCTTGCATATGCAACGGAGAGAAAAAATGTTATGGCATTGGCACAGGCGATGGGATATAAACCAAAGGTAACAACACCGGCGGTTACAACATTAACCGTTTATCAATTGGTTCCATCAAAGGGGTCACCTAACTATGAACCGGACGAAAATTATTATTTAAAAATAAGTGAAGGACTTCAGGTTGCATCTACTACTAATTCAAATGTAATATTTAGAACCACAGATGTTGTTGATTTTGCAAGCGAAACCGATAGGGAAATATCGGTGCACGAAAGAAACACTACAACCGGAGAACCAACATTCTATTTAATAACAAAAAAAGTAAAAGCAATTTCAGCAAATGAAGTTTCTACAACCATTTTTGTGCCAGCCGGCAATTTAGATTATCCAACCGTAAACATTAATGATACCAATATCATAGAAATAACATCTATAACGGATGAAAATAATAACAAATATTATGAAGTACCATATTTGGCACAAGAAAGTGTTTTTGTAGAAAAACCAAATACGGATATTAATAGTAATTCATCACAATATTCGAATACCGTTCCGTATATATTGGAATTACAAAAAGCACCAAGAAGATTTTGTGTTTTAATAAATTCAGATAATACTACTACTATACAATTTGGTAGCGGTGATGTGAATATGAGTGATGAAATAATATTACCAAATTCTAAAAATTTAGGGTTAGGACTTGCAAATTCTATAAAAAGAGTAAATCAGGGAATTGACCCATCTAATTTTTTAAAAACAAACACATTTGGTATAGCGCCGGCCGGGAGAACGTTAACCGTAAAATATTTGGTAGGTGGTGGAGTGGAATCTAATGTAAATCAGGGAGATTTGACAACCATAAATAGAATAGAATTTGATGAAGATTTGTTATCAATACCAGATGTAAATCTACCATTATATGAGAGTATGAAAAATTCTATTGCAGTAGAAAATGAGGAATCTGCAACCGGTGGTAGGGGTTCGGAATCCATTGAAGAAATAAGGCAAAACGGTTTAGCAACATTCGGTTCACAAAACAGAGCAGTAACTAGGGAGGATTATGTGGTTAGAGCATTATCTATGCCAGAGAGATACGGAAGTGTTGCAAAAGTATATGTAAGTCCGGATGGGGAAATAGATAATAATTCTCCTGCATCTATATTAGCATCACCAAAAAATATAGCAGAATTTGTTGGTGTGGTTGAAGGATTGAAAGATAAAAATAGACAGGATATTCAAAAAGAATTAGTTAAATATTTAACACAAAAGAAAACATCTATATCAGAAGTAAACAACCCGTTTGCAATTAATATGTATGTTTTAGGGTTTGATGCAAATAAAAAATTGACAAACCTTAATCAGGCGGTTAAAGAAAATTTAAAAACATATATAGGTGAATATAGAATGGTAACCGATGCCGTCAATATAATAGATGGTTTTATAGTTAATATAGGGTGCGATTTTGAAATAATAGTTTATTCCGAATATAATAAAAGTGAAGTTATAACAAAGTGTATAAATGAGTTACAAGATTATTTCAACATAGATAATTGGACATTTAATAAACCAATTAATATATCTGAATTAGAATTAATAATTGCAAACGTAGAAGGTGTAATGAGTGTTCCATCTGTTAAAATATATAATTTGTGTGCAAGTGATGGTGGAAACTACTCACCAAATAGGTACAACATACAGGAAGCCACAGAGGGTAAAATAGTTTATCCATCTTTAGATCCTTGTGTTTTTGAAGTTAAATATCCTAATAAAGACATAAAAGGGAGGGCCTTATAATGCATAAACTATTTTCATCATCATACGATGCCAGTATTTATCTTCAACAACCGGATCAAAACGCCGGTAGAGATGGTTTATTAGAAGTTGGTAAACTTTATTACGGAGATATAAAAGATATTTCAAGGAGTTTAATAAAATTTAATGTAGATTCTGTATCACAATCATTACATACCAATAGTATTACGGGAAGTTGGAAATGTTATTTAAACCTAAAGACCGCCGTTGCTGAAGAGATTCCGTTGGAGTATACGATATACGCAAACGCCGTTTCACAAAGTTGGACAATGGGAACAGGTACTAGATTTGATAATATAACAACAGATGGTGTAAGTTGGAAATATAGAGATGGAATAAATAAATGGCAAGATAATACTATCGGTGGTACTGCAACATATGCTGTTGGAACTACGGGTTCCGCAAATGCGGAGGGTGGTACTTGGTATACGGCAAGTGAGGCATCGCAATCTTTCAATTATGAAGTATCGGATTTGAGAATGGATGTAACGGATATAGTTAAATTGTGGATTAGTGGAACACTTCCAAATAATGGATTTATATTACATCATAGTCTTAACAACGAATATAATAATACATTGGATTACGGTGTTATAAAGTTTTTTTCAAAAGAAACAAATACAATATACGAACCAAAATTAGAATTGGTTTGGGATGATAGTTCTTATGTGATAAGAGATATGTTTCCATTAAAATCATTTGGATCAACGTTTCAATACGATCAGATTAAGTACTTACCAACAGGATCAACATACTATCAGTTAGAAGATTATGTTACAAGGGATGTAATAGTTCCATTTGGAGAGTATTCAAAAGTTAGTTGTGATTCTAATGGAAATTATTTTAAATTAGATTTATCAACATTACCAATGACACGAAATTATTTGTTAAAAATAAAGGTAGAAGAGAGTGGAATATCGACTATAATTGATAATAAATTTATGTTTGAAATAGTAGAATAATGGGTACAGGACTTACATCATTGGAAGCAATTGCAGAAAAACTGCAGGAAAAGAGAAAGCAAGATTTAGAAACTATCCTTGCAAGGGAAGGTTCTGCGGCATCCGTTAAAAACGAATACAATATTACAAATGTAAATCAAGAAAACGTTGCATCATCTTTATTATTCAAGTCATTGGTTAAACCAAAATATGATAATGAGGAATTATTAAAAGCAGTAGATACGGAAGTAAAGGAATTAAAACCAAATATTCCCATACCTAAAAAGGATTTAGTTCCAAAACCACTATACGATGAGCAACTTACCATAAACACCGATTTAACTAAACAATTAAAAACGGCTACCGATTTAATTGAAAAGTTACAGTCAGACATTACGAATGTAAAATCACAATTGCAAACCGAAATAAATAATCGATTATCTATTGAACAGTCGAATGATACATTGGTTAATCAGTTGGATACTTTAAGTAAAACGATTGATGATTTTGCAATACAAATATCTACTGCATTACAAAAGTCAATAGAAGAATCGATATTAAGAACATCATTACAAGCTCAAAATACAGGCTTTAAAGCACAAATTAAAGCACTTATTAAACAAATTGATACCTTAAACTCTATAATAGAAGGATTGCAAGCACAGTTAGGTGCGGTACAACAGCAACAAGCAATTGTACAGGGAACACAGGCAGAAGCATTGGCAGCGGGAGCGGATGTTATCAACGATGTTGTTGTATCTAAATTGAAGGTTAAAGCAAATCCAAATAGGCCTGAAATATTTGCGGTGTTGAAATCGGGTGGTGGGCATAAGTGGATAAATGGACAAACTCTTATTTTAACCAACAATGATAAAAATCCTGTTGATGTTAATTTGGTTGTAAATTTTAAAGGTGGTAACCCTGCTTGGTTTAATTTGAATGAAACTTCTTTTAGTTTACCGGCAAATGGTGGTACAAAAGAAATAGAATTGAGGGTAAATGAAGGGGCAGCTGCCAATTACAAGTCCTATCCAAAGGGTGGAATTTTTGGTGGACATTGGGGGTCGGTAGAATATAGTGGAAATGATTTAAAAGTAAGTATAAAAAGAGTAGATGGTACTGAAAAATCTAAATTTTATAAGATGAGTATGATAAAATCCCATCCTGGTTCTTACGATTCAACAAACTAATATTATGAGTATAAAAAAATATACAAACTTCGATAGTATAAATTTAAAAACCGAAAATGAGGGTAAGTTTTTAAATAAAGAAGATATTTTTATAGTAACCAAAAATGAAATTGAGGGAACGGAATTTGGTGAATGTAAATACGATGTTATGGAAGTCGCAGTGTACGATATTAATAACAATTTACTACCACAAGAATCTGGGAAAAGTGTGGCATATATAAAAACAAATGATATTAAAAATTATATATACAATGTAACAAATGTAACCGGTCTTGATGAAATTGCAATTGATGTAGAAAAATTGCTAAACGATTTGGGATTTACAAATGGTATATTAAAAGTTAATATAAATTTTGTGAGGAATTCGGTTGGTTCCGATAATGTATTGAATAGGGTATGGATTCAAGAAATAGCACCATCTAGAGAAGAGGTACGAATTATACCATTAAAAACAAAGGATGAAAAATTAACAGAACTCAATAAGAAAGAATTTTCCAATCTAAACAATTTAAGCAAAGATTTTTCTTTTTATAAAAAAACATTATTAGATACACTAACTTCTTTCGAAAATAATTTTTTAACAAAAGTAGATGATTATATTGAATCAAAATATGGAAAAGATTTTTTTATTTTTTTAAAAAAAGATTTTGGATTAAGTAGGTTTGATAATTTTAGAAAAAAAATATTTGAAGATTTCAAACTATCGGTAAACTATTATTTAACAAATAAGCACTATAAAATAACAGAAACCAATTTTGGTAAACCATCTGACATTAGATTTGAAGATTGTGAAAGATATATTTTTTCTGATATTTTAAACGATATTAATGATATTTTATTTTTATGTATTGAGTACAATTCGTTTTTCTTAAAAAGAAGAACTGTAAAGATTGAATCAATACCAGAAGAGTTTAAAGTTGTTGAATTGGAAAAGCAAATACAAAATACTTTGGATTCATTTCCAACTCCTGTTGTCGAAAAAGTAAATGTTTATAGTCCATCAAACACTAATTTTGAATTCGATGATACTTTACCAAAAGAGATTGTAATATTGGATCCTGGCCCAATAAACCCAAGACTACAGGATCCTATAATAGAGGAACCAATAGAACAGCCTGTGGAGGAACCAATTATACAAGTACCGGATCCTACTCCGGAACCAGATCCTATAATAAGAGAACCACAACCTACACCAGAACCTGAAATTATTATTTCAGGTGGAGGTGGTGCACCAACAGGTGGTGGTGGGGTATTGGTTAGAGATGAAACCGGTGGAGGTGGATTTACGGAAATATACAATACAAAATTATTTATAGAATAAAATATTTATATAAAAAGAATGGGATTAGAATCACCAACTGAAAACCTTTTTGGCGGAGATGTTACTACTAACAATGAAACGTTTATTGGTGGTACAGGAGATACTTTAATTGGAGGTGGTACGACCGGCGGAGGGACAACTGGAGGTGGTACAACCGGCGGTGGAGTGTGGGTTCCACCATCTGGAAACGATGGAACTTTAAATATATCTTTACAATCAATTGAGGCTGCAAGATTTTTAGAAAACGGAACTGATGTTGGAATCGGAACAGCTGTCAAACTAACGTACTCACCATCCCTAACATTTGGTAATTCCAGAACATATACTTCGGAAATCGCCGGTAGAAGAACAATAAATTACTTCATAGTATCGATAAGGTCCACACAGAGTATAACAGGAAGACTTTTAGATTCTGATCAAATATTTGTTGAAGAATATGCATACGATTCCATCAGTTCAAATTACGTATTAAAAAATGTTAGAGAATTAGGAACTACATCCGGAACAATAGATTTACAATTTTCGTTTGAAGCAAAGACTAGACCGATTGTAACATTAAATCCGGAGCCAGATCCACCGATATCAACTCCACAAGATGATACAACCGTTGGATATGAAATCGCATTTGCTACAAATCTTACATCGGAAATAGGAGATTCTATATCGTTAAAATATACATTATCAAATAGTACAAATGATATCGTTGATACGGATATAATATCTTTATCAGAAGGATCTACAGATGGTAAGCAAATAAAAAAATCAATATTAGATACTGGGTATGTTATATTTGAAATAGAAGGTACATTACCAAAAGATACTCTGTATTCTGATATTTATTGGGCAAATAAAACGGTTGCGGAAACAAACACCAATGATTTCACAAAATGGAATAAAACGACGCAATCGTTTAAAATAGCATCTAAAGAATTATTAAATGGTGTTGTAGTATTTGCTCAATTACAAAAATTAGTACCATCGGAACGTCCTAAAATAAGTTCTTTAAGAGATAGATACGATATTGAAGTAAAAGAATCCGATACGGAGAAGATAGTATTTGTAGATTTCACCACAGAAAATGCAGATTATGTAAATGCATATATTTCTGCTGATAAGTTTATCAAAGTAGATGCTAAATCTGGTGGAGTTAACTTATTTTTTATTAAAGACTTTTTAGAAGTATATGGATTAAAAAAAGTTATTTTAGTTGCTGAAAGTGAAAAGTATGGAACAGGAGATAAAATTGAAATAATATTGAATTTTATTTCAATTAATGATTTTCCATCTATAACTCAAATAATCTTTCCAACCGAAATAGATATACCTAGTTTTTCGGATTATAATATATCATATGATATTACATATAATACATTTGCTACAACGCATATAAATGTAGAATTATTACAAAAAGATAAAACAAAAATCGTTTTATTCAAAAATCTACCTCCAAATAGTTTTTTTAAAATAAATTTAAGAGAGTTAGCCAACAAATTTCAAAATTGGAATGGAAGTGATAACGTAACATTAATACTTACACCACTAAATACAGGTGGGCCCGAAGAATTAGTTGGAAACTCATATGAAATAACAACGAAGCTAATTTTACCATCCATAAAATTGGATGAAGATTCTATAAGAAAGGCAATATTTGATGCATTTGTAGATAGTATTCCGTTTTCAGAACCACAAAAGGAAAGTAAATACTTAACTCATCTTGCTAATTTTGGAAACGATGAGCAAATATTAATTTCTTCTTGGGAAGATGATAATTGGACATTATCCGATAAAACAGAGGATGAGTTTGGTAATACAATAATAACCAAAGAAGTAAAATCAACAATATTAAAATTATATAGTCCTTTACCTGCAAATGTATTGGATAATTCAACTTTTTGGATTACAAAATTAATGGCAAATCCATTAATAGAAACTATTATATTAAATGAACAAGATTCCGTAAGCTGTCCGCCGTTAAAGGGACCTAATTTTGGTATTGATATTGATTTTGTAAAAGGTAAATCTACAAATTATGAATCCCTAGATGACTTAATATTAAGTTCATCCGTATCAAGTTCATCCGAATTAATACAGACGTATTTGAGTAGTTCTATTTTTGATACTACAAATTTAAATATAGAATATTATAGTGGTTCTAATATAAACACAGGTAGTATACTCTGGGAAAATTTCGTACATTTTAGTTCAGCCAAAGAGAGAGTTGATAACTTTGTTTATAAAGTACAGTTAATTGAAACATACGAAAGTGCGATATCAGCATCACTATCTACGGGATCTAGTGCACTTACCGGTATACACACAGGATCAATATCCGCAATACAAGAGAGAGAAAAAAACTTAAATAAAAAAAGAAAAATTATACAAGGATTTGATGGATTTGAATCGTTTTTATATGAATCATCATCTTTTGGTTGGCCTTATTCAGGAAATAGCAGAAAAAATAGTACATCAACGGAAGTTACAGATTGGTATGAAACTATAATAGAATTGGCTGAGGATTATGATACTATGAACTATAACTATGTTCTTAATAACATACCGGCATACATATCCGATTATTCTGAAAATGAAAGTTACTTGTTATTTCTTTCAATGATAGGACACCATTTTGATAACATATATTTTTACACAAAAGCAATTGAAAAAAATAGAGGATTAGGATACAAATCAAAGAATGGAATATCTGATAAATTATTATACGATACTTTAAAGTCCTTTAATTGGAATGCATTGACATTAGATTCAAATGCACAACTTTGGAAGTTGGTATTTGGTATGGATTCCGATGGTAATACTACACAAACAAATCCAGTAAAAGCAAGAACAAATGAGGTATGGAGAAGAATAGTAAATAACTTACCATATCTTTTAAAACATAAAGGATCACGTAGAGGAATATATGCATTAATGGCATGTTATGGTATTCCTGCATCTAATTTATCTATAATAGAATTTGGTGGTCCGGAACCAACCGATTTGGAAACTAATAAATCAAAATTTGTTTTTGATAATATATCAAATGCATTGGTTTTCAATGATGGTGCATATATAGAAATGCCGTGGAAAGATACGGACAAGGGTAGAAGGCCAGATACAATTGAAATGTTCGTAAGACCGGCATATGCGGATGAATGGACACTTGTCACAGGTAGTGGTGATTGGAACATATCATTAAGTGGTTCGGTTGATAGTAAATATGGTAAAGTTATATTTGATTATGGAGCAGGTGTTTTACAAACATCCACTTTACCAATATTCAATGGTTCTTTTTTTGGAGTTTGTTTAACAAGAGAAATAGGATCTCCAAATGATACATTTATTTTAAGTGTTAAACAAACAAACAACGAAAAAACAATATTTGAAGATAGTGTAACCACATCGCCCGTTTCTCATAATTATGAATTAGGTAGTATATTAAGAATAGGAAACAACCAAAGTTATAGTGGTAGTTTGGATGAGTTTCGTTTGTGGAGTGAACCACTCAATAAAGATGTGTTTTACCAACACGTATCGTTTCCAGAGATGGTAAATGGTAATAGTATAACTGCATCTACTTCCGATTTGTATTTTCGTTTAGATTTTGAATATCCTAAAAATTTAGCAGAAACTTCATCACTTATTAATGTTGATACTAACATATATTTTAGTAGTAGTGTTAGCCGAAATGATTTAGAAACGGAACAAATTAACATAATATCAGGATCTACTATTTTTTCTAATAATGCGTATACAATATACTCCGCATCTGCAGTCGGTTTTGATAATATTACAGAATATCCGTTTAATTTTCAAAGTATAGAGAGATCCAATGTATTGGAAATACCAAACATAGGTTCATCAAGATATTCTACAAATAAAGTTAGATTTGAATCACAATATACATTAGATGGTGAAAAAATATCCGGAAGTGTTGGTGTGGATTTATCCGTAAAGAGTAGGGTTACTAAAAAAGCATTTGATCAAGCTCCGGTAGATTCTAATAGAGTTGGTTTATTCTTTTCTCCTACAAAAGAACTGAATATTGATATTGCAAAATCCATTGGGGGTTTTAATTTAGATAATTATATTGGAAATCCGGCAGATAGATACAAATCTAACTATAAATCGTTGGATGAATTAAGAAATTATTATTTTAAAAGATACGATAACAGAGATATATACGAATATATAAATCTCATCAAACTATATGAGAAATCTATGTTTGATGATATTAAGAAGATGTTACCGGCAAGGGTTAAGGCAACGACCGGTTTATTAATTGAACCTCACTTTTTAGAAAGGAGTAAAATACAACAAAATAAACCAACAGGATCAAATGATTATAATGAATCTGAATTAGATACTACTGAAAATAGAATACTTTCTGCAGAGACTTCAGATATTAATTTGTATATTGATGCCAACGATGAGTATGAATTGGGCGGTGAGGATAATCAATATGAAACAAATATAAATGATACTACTATTGATACTTTATCAGCTGATGAGTATCAAAACGATGGGTTTATAAATTTAGATGAAACAAATTTGTTGTCAGCTGAAAATGAATACTACGAAACGAATATCGATGCAAAATCCGATGATCCAACTTTACAAATTGAATCACAAAACCAATCGTTTTCAACATTTGGACAGGATGCATCCGAAAATTTGGGATTTGGTATTTACTCGATGCATGGTCATTCTATAAGATCTTATTATGATTCGAATGGTATATTACAAACCGAAAGAGTTATAGTTTATTATCTAACGGAAGCAAAAGTTAAAACACACGTTACATTTAAAGAATTTATTGATGGTGTGGGTGACCCTAGAGCCGGTTATAACATTACAGAAATACCATACGAAGAAAGGACTCTTAATATAAAACCACTAACACCATTAACGGTTGGTGATAATATTACAATACCGGCAATAGATTTAGAAAATGATGAAATAACATTTTTAGATTCCGATTTAGTATCATACACCGCTGATTTGATAATTTTAAATATTCAAACCGATGAGTTGCAATTTAGGTATCCACAAACCACAGGAACGGTATATAATGCAACGCTTACAGGACTTGATAATTATTTAGGAGCAACTGCAACTGGAAATAATTTGGATTTTGTAACTACTCCTGGCACGGTCACTACATATGGTGGATTCCCAGTAGTTGGTGGCAGAATAACAAGTGTAGTTCCTGTTGATGGTTATACACAATATCATTATAAGAGAGTTGGTGATTTGACAAGAGGGTTGGAAAACTCATATTACAGAGGATCTAAAAATACAGCGGCAACTACATTGGATGGTTCTCCTCCTGTTGAGGTTTTCGTTACCAATCCAAATACATTGAGAGTAAATAAAGCAGGAAGGGATTCAAGTGAACCAATTTTGGAAGTTGAGTAATATTTTTTAATAAAAACTATATTTATTAACAAACGTAATATAATAATATGGGATATTTAAGCAATACAGAATTGACAGTTGATGCAATTCTTACTAAAAAAGGTAGAGAAAAACTTGCAGCAGGATTGGGGTTGAATATAACCCAATTTGCTTTGGCAGATGATGAAATTGATTATTCATTATATGAACCAGCACATCCATTAGGGTCTGCATACTATGATGCATCTATCAAAAATATGCCTGTATTAGAGGCCTCCCCTGATGAAACCCAAGTAATGAGATATAAGTTGGTAACTCTACCAAAAAATACAACTAGAATTCCTGTTGTGGAGTTTGGTGTTCCTAACATATCAGTAAACCAAAAAAGTGGAGAAGTTGCATTATCTCCAACAACATCACCAGCTGGTAATAGAACATTGGGGTATACGATTGTATTAGCAAATAAAAATGCAGGAGATATTGTGGGAGAAGGCGTTACATCAGAAGTTGGTTCGGTACCTGTATTTATCGGTGATGATGTATCCGCAACAGCAGCGCTTGCAAAAGGATTAACATTCAAATTTATTCCTAATCCATCGTTGACTGCAACTATTAAAACCACAATAACCGTTTACGGAAATGAAACGGGTGGTTCACAAACAATTCCAGTAACAGTAACATACGTTCAATAATATAAATTATGGCAATAATTAGAGACAATAGAGGGGCCCTTTTAGCAAGTAACTTATCACAGTACTTAGCTGCGGTTGCAAACACTTCCGGTACTCCCCTTGATACAAATGAATTGGTAAACATTGTAAACCAATTTTTAGGACAAGGTGAACAAATAAGTGCAGAATTTACAACCATAACCAATGGTATTTATAAAAAATTCGGCCCGGTTGATAAAGTGACAAACAGAACGGAGATTGTTACTTCTGGTATATGGAGTAATGATACTGGATCTTTAACTGCATTTTATACATCATCCGAACAACTCAACGATGTAAGTGGAAAGTATTATATAGATGTATACGCATCTGCAAATACTGGATCAGAAGAGGTTCAATTTTCTATCGCATAAGGTGATGTAGATGGATGGGGTGCACCGACATTAGAGCAAGATGATAAATCATTTTTATCGACAAAGGCGGTATATTCTCAATTGAGAAACGTTTTACTTGGTACAGGAGATCAAAAATTTAGTGTATATGGTGGAACTGTTGCAGGAGCTACTGATTTGGATGCATTTTACGCAATAAACATAAACAGATCAAGATATAAAGAAAGATTGGATCCAGGAAATATTTCAATAACACTATCCGGAGCAAGTAAAACTGTAACATTGATTGATGATAGTGGTGGAACGGATGAAAACGTATCTACATCAGGAAGAGTATATAATATGGTTAGTGGTTCGTTGAATATTGGAACTGCATTAACCGCATCTATAAATACCTATACCTGTTCAACTGCAAATGGTAATCAAGGATGGGGATTATTCTATCCTGATATGGGTATTATACTACTCAACCCTACCGCATTAAAAGATGTAGATGGTAAGCTTGCTAGAGCGGGTAATAGTATGGTTGGTGTATATCACAATAATTCATTAAGCGGATCAACATATACAAGTAATTCGGGTTCGGTTGCATTGTTTAATTCATTAAACTCTGGTGCAGATTTCCAAGCTCGTAGAACCGAAAACGTTTCTACATCACATTACTTTGTAAGAGCAAACAATAGAGAGTTTAATTTCTCAAATAATCCAACATTTGTAACAGGATCAACAGGACAATTTGTTCAATCAACATTTGAAAAAAATCCTAGAGTATATGTAACTACGGTTGGATTGTATGATGATGCAAATGAACTATTGGCCGTTGCAAAAGTATCCAAACCGATTGAAAAATCCTTTGATAAGGAAGTTGCAATTAAAGTTAAATTAGATTTCTAAAAGGAGAATAACCTATATTATGTGGAATCAATCCACAATACAAAACCCAACCTACCAAGATTGGGTTTTTGTTTATTGAGATATTTATATGTGATATGTTAAAAAGAATACCAAAATCTGATATTAGTATTAGACCTTTTAAGGTTTATAAAGAATGGTCCTTTGATGAAACAAACGCATCGGGATCATCAGTTTTTATATATAGTGCAAGTATTGGAAACGTTGTGAATGATTTTGAATCATCTACGGTTTCAAACACAGATGAAACTAGATTATATTATCCACATTCCGTATACGGACAATTACGTGCACAATTTTATAATGGTAATGAGGATAATCCGTTTATAAGATTTGGAGATAAAACAAATGTATATAATACGGATAGTTCAAATAAAGAAAGATTTTTAGGAACAGATGCAAAAGTAATATCAATACCACAAATTAATATCGGTGAAGGTATAAAAAAAGGATCAGTATCCCTTTTAAATGGTACTACTGAATATTTAGATGATAAACATGGTAATTTAGTTAGTGGTAGTACGCATAGAATTGGAAATATTTTTTATAGTCAAGGTTTAATTGTAATAACAAGCGGTTCAAATTCAATGCTAACTTCAAGTTGGGAATTGAATTATAAATCAACCGAAACAATATATGAGTATGAGTATTTGCTTGTTTTAAATGAGAGCGAATTTAATGTTTCAACTAACCCATCTGCATATGTATTAGTGGGTAGAGAAACCGCAAGTTTTACGGATTCCGATGGTAAAACATTTAATGTTATAACTAATCCTGGTGTAAAGTATATAAGAAAAAGAAGCACTTTAGAAAATGGTGATATTATGGATTATACATACTCCGGTTCAATATCTTCATCTATAACAAATACTTGGGTATCCGGTGGATTTGAACATTATTATTTAAGTTCTTCGGTTGATTCTACAGGCTCTTTCTTAACACCTTTCATAACTACGGTAGGATTATACGATGATAATTGTGATTTAATAGCGGTTGCAAAATTACCAAAACCCATTAAATCCGAACCTGATATTCCTTTGAACTTTATTATTAGATTTGATACATAATTATTTTAAACCATGGAAAAATTATTTGGAATACTTTTTATAACATTTGTTCTTATTTGCTTTGCTTATGTGGTATTTAGAGCTATAAAAGCAAAAAATAGAAACATAGAGATTGTTAATCCAATACCATCATACGATACTGATGTATATGAAAGAAATGGTATAACTTATACAAAATTTGAAGTATATATTAGTAATGAATTGCCAACAACCGATGGTATTATAAGTAAACAAAAAAGTATAATTTGTGCGGAAAATTCGGATTTCTGTACTAACCATGAATTAATTAGTCTTGATGGTGAGTTTTCAAGTCATGCGGTGGGGATACCGATATATGTCATATATGGTGAGAAATATTCAATAGCTACAGCAAACGGTAGTAATTATGTAAAAATAGAATCAAATTGCTTAAACTACAACCAATAAAGTAATATGTGGTATGGTTTATTTCATAATCCTATATTTATTATAAACAAAAACTTATGGCAACAATTTTAGATTTATACAATTCAAACAAATCAACTTTGGGAGTAGATAAAATTTCATACGATGCAGGGGTGGCTGCAAAAACACCATATACTACCAATGATTTAAAAAAGGCAGATGATCAAGTACTATCTGCAGCAAAATTAAAAATAGGAAGAGGTGGCGAACTTAACGCTAAAAAATATAGCGATAATCCGCCAAAATAATTTATTTTAATGGCAAAAAAAGTTACAAAAAATAGAGGATTATCTGTCCAATATGAGTCCGAAGAGGTATCTTATATTATACCTGCTTCTGAACATACTTACCATCCTGATTTTAAGTTACCGAATGGTATCAGAGTAGAAACAAAAGGTAGATTCGTATTAGCAGATAGGAAAAAACACCTTTTAGTAAAACAACAAAATCCCGAATTGGATATTCGTTTTGTTTTTACAAATTCAAAAAATAAAATCAATAAAAAATCCAAAACCACTTATGCCGATTGGTGTGAGAAGAATGGTTTTAAATATGCGGATAAGGTAATACCGGATGAATGGTTTTCTGAATAAATTTGGTATTTTAAAATAATATTCGTATATTTGGTTTGTGTTGAAGCAGACTGATAAAAATATCGTAATATCCACGTTGTCTAATACGTTGGGTAGTTACTCCGTATTAAAGGGTAACGAATTAGCATTTTATTGTCCGTTTTGTAATCACCATAAACAAAAACTACAGGTAAATACTGAAACTCAAAAGTGGCATTGTTGGACTTGTAATAGTGGTGGTAAGAAATTGACATCCCTACTTCGTAAACTTGATGTGGATAGGAAAACTATATCCATTATTAGAGAAATATACGGAGATAGCAATTGGAATCCACAGCAAGAAGATGCCGAAACAAAAGTATACATTTCTCTTCCAAAAGAATTTATTAGTTTAGCAGAAGAACCAAAGGGATTTAATCCAGAATATAAACACGCTATACATTACCTCAATGAAAGAGGCATTACACAAAAAGATATAATCAAATATAACATAGGATATTGTAAAGAGGGATTATATGCAAGACGAGTAATAATTCCATCATATAATTCCGATGGGTCACTTAATTACTTTGTTTCTCGTTCTTATTATACGGATGAGAAGATGAAATACAAAAACCCACCAATCAGCAAGAATGTTATAGCATTTGAATCACAGGTAAATTGGAAAGAACCGATTATACTTTGTGAAGGTGTATTTGATGCAATCACAATCAAACGAAACGCAATTCCACTTTTAGGTAAGTTTCCTTCTAAACAATTGGTTGAGAAAATATTTATGAGTGGAGTTAGTGATATTATCATTTCATTGGATAACGATGCGATGAATGAAGCATTGAAAGCAGCAGAGTATTTTAGAAAAAATGGAATACAGGTCAAAATGATGTATTTGAAAGATAAAGATGCCGCCGATATGGGGTATGAAAAATTCTACGAAGAACTAAAGAAAACTAAAGAATTTACTTCGGAAGAATTATTGTTAAATAAAATA